ATATACTACAACTCCAGCAGTAAGTGGTGATGAAAACTTTAGCACCTATGGAAACAAGCAACATCAAAATGGTTTACCTTATACTAGCAACTGTGGTTCTATCTGGCATCTCTGGTTCTTCCGAGCAAAACTATCAAGTGGAAATCCTGACTTACGACCAGCACAAACAAAAGACTTTACTTACTTTGGTTGGAAACCACTTGTAAATTCATTTCGCTTTACAACAACAGCATTCTTCAACCACGATGTAAACTGGGGGAACCTCTGGGGAACAAATGATATAGGACCTGATGGTATATCCGCAAACTCTGATGGTGGAGTAGATTTACAAACAGACTCACGAGTGACATTTGATACAGGAGTTGACCAAACTCTAGGTGGCTATGTGCATATTAAGATAGATTGTGGTACGAGTAGAAGTCAGTTAATTCCTGGAAACGCAGGAGGTGGCTTTGTAAAAGATGGGGATTACTATGAGCAATATAATATAACAGAAGCACGAGTGTCTTATGAATGGTGGGATTTTGCTGAATTATTCCCAAGACGCAGGACTGTTGTAGTTGGTCAGGCATATAGAATTAACGATGGTGGTGAACCTTATTTCACTAGCATGCCATTCGTAGCAGAGATAGAATTAATCTTTAAGATGTTTGCTCCAGCAACGAATACCTTTGCAAGTAATAGTCAAGGAACAAATTTATGGGCAACTACACTTCCAGGGACTGTTTCTGATTAAATGAGAACTAAATAGTTGTATGCCAAGTAATACTCGACAGTTTACAGACCTAGATTTAAACTTCACTCCGCACCCAGTGACTGGAGATGTAGGATTTAAAGTTGATGAGAATGCTATAAAACAAGCAGTAAAGAACTTGGTGCTTACTCAAAACTTCGAGAGACCATTTCATTCTGAGATAGGTTCTTCGCTTCGTTCATTATTATTTGAACCAGCTACACCTATGACGAAAGAGATACTTCGTAAAACTATAAGTGATACGATTACCAACTTCGAACCAAGAGTAGAATTAATTGGTGTTGATATAAACTACACTCTAGATGATACTGCTGTAAATGTGAGAGTACGATTTAAAGTAATCAATACATTTACACCAATAGATGTAAACTTGACATTAGAACGAACTAGATAATTTTTAGGAGAATTATATAATGGCTAAAATGGCAAAGAGCTTTGTGGGGCATGTAGCCACAAAGAAATCCAGCTCTCAAGGTAGAGGTGGTCGTGGTAGGAAAGTAAAGATAGGCATGAGTACCATGAACAAACATAAACGCAGATCCTATAAGAAATATAGAGGTCAAGGAAAGTAAGGAATAAAGATGGCAGAACAAAATAGAAGAATTAAAGTTGCTGAGTTAGACTTTGATGGAATTAAAACTAATTTAAAAAATTACTTAGCTGGACAATCTCAGTTTACTGACTTCGATTTTGAAGGAGCAGGGATTTCAGTTCTTCTAGATTTACTCGCATACAATACACACTACAATGCACTCTATCATAACATGTCAGTAAATGAGATGTTCTTAGATTCTGCTGCGAAAAGAGAATCAGTTGTTAGTATAGGAAAGATGTTAGGTTATACTCCGAAGTCTGCTATATGTCCAACTGCTACTATTCAACTTGTAGCATCAAATGTTTCAGGTAATCCTGATACATTAACTTTACCCAAAGCATCTACATTCAGTTCAACGATTGATGGAACAGCTTATACTTTTCAAACTACTGCTGCGATAACAGCAAGTAGAGCATCAGATAATACATATACATTTGCAAGTGTAGGATTAACAGAAGGAACTATGGTGACCAACACTTATACTGTTGCTTCTAATACTAGATACTTGGTCGCAAATAAAAACGCAGACATGACTACACTATCAGTTCAAGTACAAGAAGATCCAAACAACGCATCGTTCTTAGGTTATACTTTAATTGATAATATTGTAAATGCTGGACCACAGTCTAGAATATTTTTTACGAAAGAAGTTGAAGATGGTTTATACGAAGTAGAGTTTGGTGATGGAGCTGTAGGATTCCAACCACCTAATGGTGCAACAGTTAGAATTAATTATTGTGTATCATCATTAACTGCTGCCAATGGTGCTAAGTTATTTACATACACTGGTGGAAGTTTAGGTTCAGCAACTTTAAATATTACAACTACTTCTGCTGCAAGTGGTGGAGCCGACCAAGAAAGTATTGACTCAATTAAATTTAATGCACCTAAAAGTTTCGCAGCACAAAACAGAGCAGTGACTGCTGACGATTACAAAGTTATACTGCCACAACTTTATGATAATGTAGATGCTATATCAGTTTGGGGTGGAGAAGAAAACGATCCTCCAGTTTTTGGTAAAGCATTTATTTCTATCAAGCCAAAGTCAGGAACTACTCTTACAGAATCTACAAAGTTAAATATAACAAACAATATAATTAAATCTAAAAACCTTGTATCAGTTATACCAGAGATTATAGACCCTGATGATTTAAACATTGTTGTAGATAGTAAAGTATATTACAATCAAAACTCAACAGGAAAAGCAAAAGAAACTATTGCGTCACAAGTTAGTGCTGTTGTTCAAAACTTTAATACAGCAAACTTAAATAAATTTGATTCAGTATTTAGATTCTCAGCACTTAGTAGAGAAATAGATGCAAGTGATAGTTCTGTTGTTTCTAACTCTACACAAATTAATCTTAAGAAAGTTATAACACCTACATTAAATGTAGCAACAACTTATACACTACCTGTAAACAACCCAATCTATAATGACGCAAAATCATTACGAGCATATGTAGCAATATCTTCTACAGGGTTTACTCTAAGTGGATCTAATCTAACTTTCTTTTTAGAAGATGATGCTCTTGGAAATATTTTTACTTACTACTTTACAACAGGAAACGAAAAAGTTTATAGTGCGAATAGTATAGGAACTGTAAATTATACAACAGGAAAAATAGAATTAACCAATTTATCAATTAGTGGTACAACATTAGCAAGTGGTAAAGTACATATGTTTGTAGAACCAGCTTCTTATGATGTAGTATCAGTAAGAAACCAATTAGCAAGTATTTCAAATGAAGATATAATCGTTGAAGCAATCGCAGATAAAGTTGCTTCAGGAGAATCTACTTCTTCTGCTGATTATGTACATACACAAGTAAGGTAAAAATTAAATGCCAAGTTCTGTAAAAGCAAAAGTCTCAACTGTAGTCGGGAATCAGATACCTGATTTTATTACAGACGAGTCTGCTAATTTTAAACAGTTCTTAGAAGCATACTATGAGTGGATGCAATCCACTTACTTACCACAATCCCATTTAGAAAACATTCGTGACATTGATACAACAGTTGATATGTTTATCGAGCATTTTAAAAATGAGATTATGCAACCTATACCTGAAGGAATCCTTAGTGATAAAAGATTGTTAGCAAAAAGAATACAAGACATCTATAGATCTAAAGGTACAGAGCAATCCTATAAATTTTTATTTCGTATTCTATTTAATGAAGACGCAGAATTATTTTTTCCAAAGACAGCACTACTAAGACCATCGTCTGGTACATGGTCAGCCGATACAGTTATTCGTATCACTAACACTACAGGTGGTTCGCCATTAGAATTAGTTGGTGCAACTATATCTCAAGTTCAACCAGTGGGTGATGGTACATTTAGAACTGTCACAGGTTTTGTTGAGAACGCAGTATCAACTCAGATAGGAACTAAGACTGTCACTGACTTAACTATGGATGATGAGTCTATTACTGCACCAGGATTCTTAGCTGAGGATGAAGTCACTGTTCGTACTATAACATCAGTTGCTCCATCAACAGGCAATACTATTAATTCTACAGTTGTTTCAATTATTACTGGATTTAATATTAGTGATGGTGGATCCTATTATGATATTGGAGATTTAATTACGATCGTTTCTCCTACAGGTTCTGAAGCAAGAGGTGAGATAACTGAGATTGACTCTGGTTCTGTCACAGGTGTTACAATTGAAAACGCAGGAGCTGGTTATAAAATAAATGATGAAATAGTTTTTGATAATACAGGTACAGGTGGACCTGGATCGAATGCTCAATTATCTGCTCGTGCTTCTGTCACTAACATTGACAGAGACTCAGTATCATTAGAATCTGGAAACGCAGGTGGTGGAGGAACACTACTACAAGAAAATGGATTTGATGTTGACTTACAGGAAGCTCCAGAAGAAGGTGCGATTAAACAAGTCACAGTTTTAACAGGTGGTGCATTCTATGATAGACTACCAGTACTCACTCCACCAACAGGTGGAAATAGAGCAGGTGCAAAAGTTGTAGCAACTTCTACTTCTATTGGTAAGTTAAGAAAGATAGAGTTATCTAGATTTGGTATTGACTATAAAGTTCCACCTATCGCTTCTGTACCAGCTATTGCTGTTCTACAAAATGTCACTGGTTCATTTAATGCAGGCGATTCAATTACACTTAATGCTCAATCTTTTGCTACTGAAGATGGAATAGATTCTGTAGTTTTAGAAACAGGCGATAAGATGTTAGTAGAAAACCAACAAGTATGTACAGGAACTGTAAACATCTTCGATCCTAATAAACAAGTTTTAAAAGTAGATAACCCAAATGTATTTTTACCATTTGCACTTGAAGATGGAAGTGGTAGATTAACAACAGAAGTAAGAGAAACTTTTGTTCAAGAACAATCAGGTTTCTTCGCAGATAGTAATACTGTAACATCATCATCAGGTGGTACAGGTAAAATTATTGATATTAATTATCCATCTATTACAACTTCAGTTGGTGCAACAGGTACAGGTTTGGGTGGATACTTAAACGCAGATGGATTTGTATCAGAGTCATCTAAAAAAATACAAGACTCTAGATTCTATCAAGACTTCTCATATGTTGTACAGGTCGGTCAGTCTATTGACCAATATAAAGATGCTGTTAAAAAATTATTACACCCTATTGGTCTAGCATTATTTGGGGAAGTACAAATTCAAACTATACTGAATGCAGTTGGTGGAGATATAAATGATACTGAGAAGAAAAGATATCTCGTTGACTTATTAATGCAAGTATTAATCAATGGTCAATTAAAAGCCATTGGTAATTTTAGACCGAACACTGCAGCAGAACATAGACCAGACTTAGCAAAACAAATATTCGTTATCAACTTAGAAGCATTAGTTGATACTGTTCTTAATTTAAGAATACAAACTTCTGACTTTGTTAGTGAGATAGAGTTCCCTAACTTAACACCAGCAGAAGTAAACCTATTAGAACTCTCTCCTCTAGCTGTTGAGCATGATGAGAGAATAGAAATTGCTAATAGAAATGCATACGATTTACAAAAACCTGTTAGAAATCCGATAGTCAACTTACCACTAAGGAGTTCACAACCATTTGATGGCTCAGTAAGACGAGCAGGGTTTAACTTAATTGACCTTGAGAGATATAAGTTTACCTTTAAACCATCTGTAGCAGGTACTAAATATTCTAATAGTGATGGTACACCAGCTTTCACTACTAATGGACTAGAAGATGATCCTAGATTGACATATCCAGATCCTAACTCAGGATATTATTCTCAATACGGAAACACACAAATAAAAGATTTTTCTGATGTCACTGTTGCAAGTATTATAAATAGTCCATATACACAAGTTTCTTATGCGATTGAATCTGAAATCGGTATATTTAAACAACCAGCTTCAGGTTTAAGATTCTCTACACAGGATCCAGCATTTACTTTTGATGATATCGCATTTACATTCGATGCGGATAGTGTAGAATTTGATTCAACTGCTTACAGTCTCGACTCGTCGAACTTGAAGTGGGATTTATTAACATAAATTAATTTTTAATCCAGGAGAATACAGCCATGGCTGCAATTATAACAAGTAAATTTCGCATTCATAATGCGCAATCGTTTCAGGAAGGTTTCTCAGAAGCTGCTGCGACGAACATTTATTTGGGGATAGGTCGTCCACAATCATGGACAGACGACAACTCCCCAGATACTCCAAAGGATACAGTCTCTGGCGAATATTATCGTTGGGATGACATGATTGCTCTGAAAAGAGTTCAATCATCTGATGTCACTCTAGCGATTCCTAGAAGAAACTGGACCTCTGGTAAATACTATGACATTTACAAAGATAATTATAATGGTACAACAGCTGGAGTAAACATAGATAGTGGAGCTGGTACAACACCTGCTACTCTTTTCAATGCTAACTTCTTTGTTGTGACTGATGAATATAATGTCTATAAATGTTTAGATAACAATAATGGTGGACAAAGCACTACCAAACCAACAGGAACTGGTACAACAGTTATCAGTACTGCTGACTCTTACAGATGGAAATATATGTACACTGTATCACCAGCAGATGTTTTAAAGTTTGTATCTACAGACTTTATACCTGTTAAAAAAATTATAACCAACCCAGGATCTACCGATCCATACTACAATCAATATCTAGTTGAGCAAGCTGCAGTTGAT